GTGGGCCATGAATCGCTACACCTCTTTTTTCAAGCAGATTCATTCTCTTGAAAGTCAGTGCAATATGCACATTATTGGTGGTGATCTTTTTGACCGTCTGCCGAACATGGAAGAACTGGAACTTTACTTCTCGTTTATTCGGGAAGTAAAGATTCCAACCATCATCTATGACGGTAACCACGAAGCAACAAAAAAGAATAAAACATTCTTTACACAATTAAAGCAGGTTAGTAGAGATATTAATCCTTTAGTACAGATAGTAGATATTTCGTATATTGATGAAGATATGGGTTTTGGTATTCTACCTTATGCTGACCTTCATCGAAAAGACAGTGTTGAGAAGTTTAATACTTCCCATCCTTTGTTTACTCATGTTCGTGGCGAGATTCCTCCCCATGTCAAGCCAGAGGTGGACTTAGACAGGTTTGAGGACTTTCCGGTCGTTTTTGCAGGCGATCTACACGCCCATAGTAATACTCAGCGAAATATTGTATATCCTGGTAGTCCTATGACTACTTCTTTTCATAGAACTGAAGTAAGTACGGGATATTTACTTATAAATCATAATAATTGGACTTGGATGTGGGAGCCTTTTGAGCTTCCTCAACTTATTCGTAAGACAGTGACTTCTCCCGAGGAGATGCTGCCTACAGACTTTCATCATACAATCTATGAATTAGAAGGCGATATTCAAGATCTGGCGAATGTAAAGAATAGCGAGTTACTAGATAAAAAAGTTGTAAAACGAAGTAGTGAAGCTGCTCTAGTAATGAATAAAGAAATGAGCATTCAAGAAGAGCTAGTAGAATACTTAGCTTATATCTTAGAATTAGAAGATGACAAAATTCAAAATATAGTAGGCACTTTTAATGATTACGCTCAAAACGCTACAATGGGATAACTGTTTCAGTTATGGGTCTGGTAATGTACTAAACCTAGAAGAAAATACTGTAACTCAAATTATCGGTACTAACGGTATGGGCAAATCGTCTATACCGTTAATTATTGAGGAAGCCCTTTTTAATAAAAATTCAAAGGGTATTAAGAAAGCAGACATTCCTAACAGATATGTAAACAATGGGTACAGGATTCATCTTGACTTTACTACAGATGATGATGAGTACTCTGTAACTATTGATAGAAAAACAAGTATAAAAGTATCATTTCTCAAAAACGGAGAAGATATTTCTAGTCATACAGCTACAAACACGTTTAAATCAATACAGGAAGTTATTGGTATTGACTTTAAAACATTTTCTCAGCTAGTATACCAAAATACAAACGCAAGTTTACAGTTTCTAACCGCGACAGATACTAACCGCAAAAAGTTTCTGATAGATTTGTTGCACCTTGAAGAATATGTAGAGCTGTTTGAACTGTTTAAAAATGCTTCAAAAGACTTGTCTATGGAAATGTCCGGAATTAAGTCAAAGATAGCAACAATAGAAAAATGGTTGTCTGATAATAAATTGAGAGATACTATCATACTGCCGATGCTAGAATTTGAAAATGATACGGAAGAACTTGAGAATGAATTCCGTTCATTAACAAAAGAAATTGAAAATATTTCGGAAAAAAATAAAAAAATCTCACAAAATAATCAGTGCATAACCCTGCTCAAACAAATCAATATTGAAGAAATACAAAATATTGATGTAGACTCAAAAATATCTTATGATAATTTACAGTCTGAGCTAGGCACTCTCAACGGGGTTGTAACGGGGTCTCGTAAGATGATGCGAAAGCTAGAAGATTTACATGATAAATGTCCAACTTGTGAGCAGCCTGTACAAGAATCTTTTAAGCAAAGCCTAATAACAGAAGAATCTACAAAGGTTTCTTTTGCACAGGAGAAAATGAGTGAAATTACAAAAAGAATTGAAGAAATTAAACGAAACAATGAGCGTTTCGAATATAAAAACAAAATGCAGAGAGAGTGGGAAGATCTTTATCGAAGCATTGACCGAGATCTCCCAGTGGCCGTCTTGGATAAAGGAATGCTTGAAGAGCGGCTGGCAGGAGTACGAGCTGACTTGGTTTCGATTAAAGAGTCTGTGGCGAAGACAGCGAAGGAAAATGAAAGAAGAACAAGACAAAATACTAGAATCCAAGTAATTCAAGAGCAAACCGAAGAGTTTTTATCAGAACTAGAAACTGCTCAAAAAGAATTAAATGAGATTGATAGTGTATTTTCAAATCTTGAAGTACTTAAAAAAGCATTTAGCACAAACGGCTTAATCGCATATAAAATTGAAAATCTAGTGAAAGAGCTAGAGGAGTTAGTAAACACATATCTGGCTGAACTTTCAGACGGGCGTTTCACTCTTGAATTTGTTGTATCTAATGATAAGCTAAATGTGCAAATTACAGACAATGGAAACATTGTTGATATTCTTGCTCTTTCTAGTGGAGAGTTGGCAAGAGTAAATACCGCTACTCTTATAGCTATTCGTAAGCTAATGAGTAGTATTTCTAAGTCACGAATCAATATTCTTTTCTTAGACGAAGTCATAAACGTACTAGACGAAACAGGTAGAGAGAAGCTAGTAGAAGTATTGCTAGGCGAAGAAAATCTAAATACCTATGTAGTCAGCCACGGTTGGACTCACCCTTTGCTAGAGAAGATTGAAGTCGTAAAGCGAGAGAATGTGAGCGCACTTGAATGAATCGACTAGCAGCACAGCGTAGATTGTGGATGTTACAGAAAGCAAAAGATCAAGAACTAAAGGAGGCACTAAATGAGAGAGCTGAGTCAGAGTATTATAAAAGCCTTGACGAAGAAATACGAAGGACAAGTAGCCGAAGCAGAAGCAAACATAGCGGTATACCTGACAAATCCTTCAGGGATAGGAGAACATCCAGAGATTCTTGAAGCAATAGATTCTCAGGTTGCAAAATACGCGGAAGCTCAAGAAAAGCTTCAAGCTATTGGTAATATTATAGATGGTTGATAGTAGAGCAAAAGGAGCAAGAGGAGAGTATTTAGTACGGGATATGTTGCGGGTCGCAACGGGGTTACAGTTTGAAAGAGTTCCTAACTCTGGAGCACTAGAATACCTTAAAGGCGATTTATACGTCCCTAATGAGAGGAATAGATTTTGTATTGAAGTGAAAAACTATTCCGAGTCTCCTCTGAGCGATAAAATATTCACTGCAAGAAAGACTAATAATCTTATTCGCTGGTGGAAAAAAGTACAAATACAGGCAGAAGGTGGAGAGCAAGAGCCGCTATTATTCTTTAAGTATAACCGATCCCCCGTATTTGTAGTTACAAACTTACAGCCGAATAGATGTGATGAATGGATGTATATACAGTTTCTTAACTGTTTTATCCTTCTAGCAGAAAATTGGTTAGAAAATGAAACAGTGGAGTTTTTGAAAAATGGCATTCAATTTTAATGATAAAATTATAAATCCGAGGGATAAAACTACGCTTATAGTAGACTCTTTAAATTTAGCTTTTCGATGGAAACATCAAGGACGTACAGACTTTCGATACGACTACCAACGTACTATAGAATCTCTTGCAAAATCATATAATTGTAAGCATTTAATTATTACAGCGGATTGGGGCTCTTCTAGTTACAGAAAAGAGATTAATCCTGAGTATAAGCAAAATAGAAAAGAAAAGTTCGCAGAGCAGACAGAGCAGGAAAGAATTGCATTTGAAGAATTCTTTGAAGAGTTCGAAGCCTCTTTAGAGGTACTAGAAGAGGCAGGATACCCTATACTTCGATACAAGGGAGTAGAGGCAGATGACATTGCTGCTCATTTAGTAAAGGAAAAAGATAAGTACGGATTAGAATACATCTGGCTTGTCTCTAGTGATAGAGATTGGGATTTACTTATTCAAGAAAATGTAGGGCGATTCTCTTATGTAACGAGGAAGGAAGTTACGCTTGATAATTGGTCAGATCATTATGAATGCACTCCCGAAGAGTATATTTCACTCAAATGTCTCACGGGGGATAAAGGAGACAATGTGCCAGGAATTGTTGGTATAGGCCCGAAAAGAGCAGTACAACTTATTAAGCAATACGGAGATGCATTGAGTATCTATGATGCAACCCCAATTGATAGTAAATATAAATTTATTCAAGCATTGAATGAAAATGCAGAGCAGATTTTACAAAACTATGAGCTTATGGATTTAATAACTTATTGCGATAACGCAATTGGAGCTGATAATATATCAGATATTGAAGGGAGATTGTTAAGTGTCGTTTAATGTTACAGTAGATTATCGACGAGATAGGTATCTATCAGAGTTTAGTAAAAAAACTTTGCATGATCGCTATCTAATAGATGGGGAAATATCTCCTCAAGATGCCTTTGCACGAGCTGCAAAAGCTTTTGCAAATGATGAAAATCACGCACAAAGATTATATGATTATGCTAGCAAACTTTGGTTTATGTTTAGTACCCCCGTTCTTTCAAATGGTGGAACTAGTCGTGGACTACCAATTAGTTGCTTTCTTAATTATGTAGATGATAGTAGAGAAGGACTTACAAGTCATTATACTGAAAATGCTTTTTTAAGTAGTGTTGGCGGTGGAGTTGGAGGTTGTTGGAACGGTGTTAGGAGCGTAGGATCGAAAACAAGCAGCGGTTCTGAAAGTACTGGTGTTATTCCTTTTCTAAAAGTAGTGGATGCAGAAATGTTAGCATTTAGCCAAGGCGTTACACGTCGTGGAAGCTATGCTGCTTATCTGGATATTTCACACCCAGAGGTAGAAGAGTTTTTAGATGTTCGTAAGCCTACGGGTGGAGATGTTAATAGAAAATCTACAAACTTGCATCATGGAATAATTATTCCCGACGCTTTTATGGAACTTATAGAAGGGGCTACGAGGGAGGAAGGGTTTGATGACTCCTGGGACTTGGTAGATCCTCATTCTGGTAGAATTACAAAGACTGTGTCTGCAAAAACTCTATGGGTAAAACTCATTCAGAATCGAGTAGAAACTGGCGAGCCCTACATTATGTTTAAAGACACAGTGCAAGATGCACTACCACAATGTCAAAAAGACAAAGGGCTACAAGTTCATCACTCTAACCTTTGTAGTGAGATTACTCTTGTTACAGATGAAGAAAGAACAGCAGTATGTTGCCTTTCAAGCGTAAATTTAGAAGAATTCGATGAGTGGCAGCACCACCCCGATTTTATCCCAGATCTAGTTGCAATGCTAGATAATGTACTTACTTATTTTATTGAAAATGCCCCTCGTGAACTGTGGAGGGCAGCTTATAGTGCAATGCAAGAAAGAAGTATTGGTCTTGGAGCAATGGGGTTTCACGCATATCTTCAACGACACCACTTACCGTTTGAAGGTGTAATGGCAAAAAGCGCGAACATGAGGATGTTTCGGCACATAAAAACGGAGGCGTTAAATGCGAGTCGTAAATTGGCTGAAGAAAGGGGCGACGCTCCTGACGCAGAAGGCTATGGCATTCGTAATGTTCATCTTCTTGCTGTTGCTCCCAATGCTAGTAGTTCTATTATTTGCGGTAACACTAGTCCCAGTATTGAGCCTTATCGGGCTAATGCATTTACACAGAAGACTAAGTCAGGCTCGAGCTTACAAAAAAATGAGTACCTAGAGCATATTCTTCAAGAGATAGGAGAGGATACGGATGAAGTATGGAAAAGTATTATTACAAACAATGGTTCAATACAGCATCTTGACTTTTTGGATGATTGGACAAAAGAAGTCTTTAAAACCGCAGTTGAAATTGACCAAAGATGGATTATTGATTTTGCAGCCGATAGACAAGAACATATCTGCCAAAGTCAGTCTTTAAATATATTTTTTCCTGCAAATGTATCAAAACAAGAATTGCATGCTATTCATATAATGGCGTGGAAAAAGAAAGTAAAAACGTTATACTACTTACGAAGCGAAGCGTATAAGCGAGCTGAAAATGTGTCTGACGAGGCTCTTCGACAGTATATTTTTGAAAGCATTGACGAAGAGGGGTGTCTTGCCTGTGAAGGATAAAGTAATTATCTATGGAACAGATGAATGTAAATTTTGTCACTTAGCAAAAAAGTTATCAGAGTCTAAAGGAATGGAGACAGAGTATATAGACATAGTAACAGATATAATAGGTTTTAATAAATTATTTCCAAACTGTAAAACAGTTCCTCAAATTATTATAGGAGGTGTTCATATAGGAGGTTATAGCAGTCTCAAAGCATACTTTGAGAATGGAGCAAAAACAGTATGAATTTATTGACAGAAAGAGAGTACTATAAGCCTTTTATCTATCCTTGGGCTTATGAGCATTATAAAACTCAACAGCATATGCACTGGCTTCCTGACGAAGTTAATCTTGCTGATGATTTAAGAGATTATCGAGATAAGTTGACTCCCGAAAATCGTAGACTTATAAATCAAATTTTTAGATTCTTTACTCAAGCAGATGTAGATGTATGTTGTGGATATGCAAAACATTATCTACCTACATTTAAGCAGCCTGAAGTAAGAATGATGCTAGTTGCTTTTGCAGCAATGGAAGCCGTGCATCAAGAAGCTTATTCATTATTACTAGAAACTCTTGGCTTTGGGGACGATGAGTACCAAAAGTTTTTTGAGCATAAGGAAATGATGGATAAACATGAGTATCTCTCCCACTTTGGAATGGATACTCCAATGAACATTGCAAAAACTATGGCAATTTACTCTGGATTTACAGAAGGAGTACAATTATTTAGTAGTTTTGCAATTCTACTAAACTTTCCAAGACATAACTTGATGAAAGGTATGGGACAAATTGTAACATGGAGTATTCGTGATGAAACTCTTCATGTTGAGGGCATGAGCCAGTTGTTCCGAACTTTTATTCAAGAAAATCCTGGACTATGGAATGATGATCTAAAGTATGAAATATACTGTGCTGCCGAGCGAACAGTAGAACTCGAAGATGCCTTTATTGATCTCTGTTTTGAGGGTGCGGAAGTACCCGACTTAGCAGCAGAAGAAGTAAAAGAGTATATTCGATATATTGCAGATCGTAGACTTCTTGGTTTAGGGATGAAAAAAATCTTTGGAAGTGAGGAAAACCCTTTACCTTGGCTAGATTATATGCTAAACGGGGTAGAGCACACTAACTTTTTTGAAAACAGAGCCACTGAGTACTCTCGCGCAAGTACTACAGGTAACTGGCAAGATATATTTAAATAGGATTCTATTATGGCAAATGAAAGTATTAAACTCGACCTTAGTTTGGATGAGATTAACATGGTCCTTGGCGGACTAGGAGAACTTCCCGCAAAAGCAAGTATGGGACTTATTCAAAAGGTTCAGCAGCAGGCAGGGCCCCAGGTAACTCCTGAGCCGGAAGTTGAAGAAGCTGAAGAAGTATAAAACTAAAGGGGCTGCAAGGCCCCTTTTTAATACCTTATATAATTTGCGCCGGGGTAATTAACTAATCCAGCAGTATCAGGACGATACTCTTCTGGCCAAGGCACTTCCAGCATAGGAATACTAGTTTCGTGCATTCTTCCCGCTGATTCTAGTTCATCATACTTATCTGTAAGAGCCGTAAGCCAGGCTAGCCAACCTATAGTACCGTCAGCTCCTTCGTCTAGTACCGCTTGCACTACACCATCAATTCTTGTATCATAAACATACGTAGGATACCTGTCATCGTAATGCACTAAAGATAAGCTTCCATTAACATGGGCATCTTTAAACTCTAAATATTTATACGTATCCTCGCCCACTTTTAAACTTGTATCAAAATAGCTTAAATTTGCAGCCGCTTTAGAAAACCAAGTAAGCCTTAGATGAGTTTCCCAAGTATCAATATAACGATAAACATGATTTGCCCAGCGACAATGAACAGCACTAAGTGCGACTTCGGTTTCAGTAGTTTTTGGAATATTTTTTCCAGCAAGAGATGAGGTCCACCAGCTTGGAGTCATTTTAAAACACCTATTTCCAGCTCCTAGTATAGTATCTGGATTAAGTATATCTTTTACACCAAACAACGGGTCTGAATGAGTAGCTTTATGCGTTAAATAATGAGAGTATCCCCTTTCTTTAAATATGCCATATTGATTTACTAAAGCTATTGCGTCCGGAGGATTTGACATCTCGGCAATTTGTTTATAGGTCCAAACTCCGTGCGGGGTTATAAAATCATCTCCATCTATAAGCACAGCATAATCATTACTAGACTGCTTAAAAATATCTAAGAAACAATTTTTACCTGTAGAAGCAGTACCATCACTTTCCGTAATGTAATACTCAATATTTTCTTCTTGACACCAAGCTTCTGCTTCTACTAGATACTCAGAATCCCTAGTATTAAATACAATAACTAAATCTTCCTTAGGAACATATCGAATGTGACGTTTAGTTGCAGGTATGCTTTTACAACAAAGTGCGTAGAACTTTACGTTACTCATATCAGCTCCTTAATCTAAAGGTCGAATTGGCCAAATAATTGTATCTGGGAACCCTTCTTGTTGAGGAAGGTCTCGAAGAGCTTGTCGATAAGTTCTCATTTCATCTGACATTCCTCTATCTGCAATACCCCAGTTATCTGTTGCGCTTAAAAGAGCGGTTCTTTTCTCTCTTAGTATTTGGGTGATTTCTTCCACACTCAAAGACTCTACAACTTTAGAGTGGTATACTGTAGTCTCATCCTCCGTTACAACATCTACTAACTTTTGTGTGCTTACGTCATAACTAGGAGCATCGGTATACACATGGTCTTTAATAGATCCTTGTATAAATAACTCTTCAGAGACCTCTATCTGAGACTTAGCCTCTATAAAATCCCAAAATTGAGTAGCATGCCATACTCTATCCTCTGCTATTTCTGCAAGGCCTTCTGCAGTGTATGTAGGAGGGAGTCCTTCCATGTAGTAGTAAGGTTCGCAGCCCTCTTTTGTATACTCTATTTGTAGTCTTTCGTTTAGAGGGCTAATTTCAACTATTTTATAATTAATCATTTTCGTATTCCTTATCTAAATCTTATATAGGGGGTTGAGAGTGCACTTCCCCCTTGAGCACTTTTAAAAGCAGTGTGAACAGATCTAACACTATCATTATCTACAGGGTGACTACCGGTCACACCGTACCAAGAGCTTCCGATCTTTCCGGTAAACGTCCAAGCATATACAGTATTTGTAGGCTGATAGCTAGTCCCTAAGCCCCCCACTTGACCGAAATGGCTCGCTGCAGACCTTGTAAAAGTATGAGCAACGTATCCTGGCGATTGATATTGAAAGTCTCCGGCAAATTTTACATCCATATAAGTCCAGCCACTATTCGAACTCGAAGTTGAGAAAATCTCTAGATGCACATCGTGCTCATCGTAAGTACTGCCTCCACCATGATTCTCCCCAACATCGTGAGTACAGATAGCTACTAGACTATTTCCAATTAATCCACTATATCTACTAATGCTTCCGAATGCCGCAGTATTAACACCCGCTTCTGCATGGTAAAATCCAGAATAATTAGCAAGACTCCAACCGTATCTATTGGGGGCATTGACTGATGCAGTTGAAATACCCACACCTATAGACGCAGTTCTTCCACTGTTTCCATAAAAATTAGAAAGAGAAACGGGATTTCCTGCCGATATTACTGCAGGTGCCGACCCATAAAATGGATCAGTATTTGAGCGTGTAAAAGTTGCAAAAGAAGCCGTTGGCAAAGAGAACTCTGTTTTTATTTGGTTCGCAGTTATTGCACCACTAGTAGGTAAAGCCATTAGTTATTATTCCGGGTCTTCTGCAGGAGCGGTAATTGTTCCTACTGCTATTTTATGAGAAACACCCAAGCCTACTTCTTCGATACGGGCATCTGTAGCGCTTTCATCATAGTTTCCCTCATCATCGTAACAAACATTTACATAACGCTCATGAGTTATTGTACCATCAGTAAATCTTACCTGAATATCATTACAATTAGAAACGGAATCAATTGTTTGTCCTTCATTATCAGGGTCGGGCATACTAGCAGTCCGAGTTCCAGTAAAATTTTCCAGCTTTTCCCATGTTATTGGCATATTATTTCTCCTTTAATTGTGTTTTTAGGTCGTCGACCTCTTGTTTAAGTTCTTTGATTGCTTCAATCATAAGTGCAACCATGTTCCCGTAGGCAACCGCTTTGTTTCCATCTTTGCCACTGACTACTTCTGGGAGTATCTTTTCAACTTCTTGAGCAACTACACCAGCTTGTCTTAATACATCTGGAGCTTCAGAATCTTCTAAATCTTTTACGTAATCCGTTCTCTCATAGGTATAACCATTAATAGAGCAAACCTTTTCAAGGGCGTTTGGTATTTTTACAAGATTAGTTTTAACGGCAATGTCGGAGTAAGCTGTAACGTTTCCAGACGTCCATATGCCACTACCAATTGCGGCTGTAAGCACTCCGTTGGTTCTATGTTGAAGCTGGTGGGATAAACCTGCGATTGATTGGTTTGTTCCAGTACCTATGTTAGTGTGAGTGTAAGTAAGACCATACATATTGCCGTATGAAGTACCAGAATCGTTTGTCTTATAGGCTGTTCCCATAGACCATACGTGTTGATAACGAGTTGCTGAATAAAGACCAAATAATCCTCTGCCGTAATTGTTAGCAACTAAGGCTAACTGGGTACCCATTGTAATGGTTCCAGTAAATGTATCCGCAGCATCAGAGCGCAGAAGTGAAGCACCTTGTATTCCATCGACAGTATCAGCATCAAGTCCAGAGCCAGAGCCATCGTTGCCATCAGTCCATATTTTTTGCCAAGCATAGCCAGACCCTCCATTTGCCCACCAACCTCTTAGGTAGGTGTATGAAGGATTACCGGCAGACATAACCAGTTGCATTCCGTGGTGATATGTAGTACTTGCCGAATAATGTAAGGCTTGGAATCCATTAAAGTGAGTCCCACTTGGGGGCCTACCCGTAGGACTACCCCAAGTATCTATAAAACCAGAACCTCTATTAAAAAGGTCATTCATATTATAAGCGCCGTGAGAATTTACACCAGTATGGTAGTATGTATTACTGCTATAATCCCTTCTATCGTAAGTATCCTTTGATAAACCCATCAGCACTTTAAAGTCTGATTTTCCTAAATATCTTATATAGCCATCGTAGGAACAATAAATTCTTGATACATCATTAGCAATTCCAGAGTCGCCTGAAACAGTATTAATCCAACCGAAGTTACAATATCCATTTTCTTGTGTTCTTACAACTACGTTCGCTTGATTGTTGGTTGTAGAAGAATTTAATTGCAAACCATCAAGAGTATCAGCATCAAGACCAGAGCCTGAACCATCATTACCAGACGTCCAAAGAGTTTGCCATCCAGCCCATGCGGTATTTGATGTCGATTGACGAACACCAATAGCGCCGTTACCAAAAGACATTTGCCAGCTCGGATAAGATGAGGAGTGCTGAGACCAGCCCTGTATTGTCTGAACGTGTCGCCAGCTTCCCGAACCAGGGGGGCTGTTAAGTTGTGCCGATTGTGCAAATTTCCAATGTGCAGCCTTTAAGAATGAATTTGGATATACATAAACATCATCTTGCCGCAACATACCGTGGCCCGCGTTCAGCGTTATGAGACCAGTTGCAGTATCTGCTGCATCGCTTCTTAAGAATGAGGCTCCTTGTATTCCATCAACAGTATCAGCATCAAGTCCAGAACCTGAGCCGTCGTTGCCTGCGTTCCAAGCAATATTGTTAGTACCTGTTCCATTCTTTATATACAGACTATTATTAATATAGACGTGGGCTCCACTACTACTAGATCCGCCGCCTCCAATAGTCATAAGTAATGCTTCACCTGAGTCGCCATTTCCATCATTATTTGCGTCAGTGGTCGGTGAATTGTTATAGAATCGTATTCCTGAATAAGCAGCACCAAGCCGTATACCAGTGTGGTACCCAATAATTAAATCACTATAATTAGGACTACTCCATGCGCCGTTTGCATAATCAATACCCATTGAGTAGTGAGAGACACCAAATGTTACCCCGCCTGCTCCACTAAAAAATGTTTGCCTCCATCCTGATCCTGATGACCACGATGCATCACTTCTTGCAAGGTTACTAGCTTGTAAACCGTCTACTGTATCAGCATCAAGTCCAGAACCAGAGCCATCGTTTGTAGCACCCCAAAGAGTTCCTTGAGCAGTAGTAGATAGAGAACCGGCAGTAGTAAGCACAGCTCTTTGATTAGCATTACAAATAAATGATAATTGATGATTGGTATACGTACCGACATGCCCCATGGTACCGCCATGCCAACTATCATGTGCGTATATGCCCATTCGTACATTTGCTGTCTTTACATTAACTCTTGCGTGGCCGCTACCATGAATATTTAATTGCCTATTCCATCCATCATAGTTAGTGTTCGCCTCTCCAATCGAAATACCCCCATACGTAGCACCCGTAACCTGAAGGTTTCCACTCGTAACATCACTTGCATCACTTCTTAGAAAGCTAGCAGCCTGCAGTCCATCAACTGTGTCTGCATCTAAACCAGAACCAGAGCCGTCTACGGTTTTTATCTTTGTTAAAACTTGAGCGGCAGTATCGGGGGAGCCTGCAGGACCTGTAGCACCTGTAGCACCCGTAGCACCCGTAGGGCCTGCGGGTCCAGTAGGTCCTGGAGACCCATTACTCCCACTAGGTCCGGTAGGTCCGGTAGGTCCGGTAGGTCCGGTGGGTCCTGGAGACCCATTACTTCCAGCAGGCCCCGTAGGCCCAGTAGGTCCTTGCGCGCCTGTAGAGCCAGTTGGCCCTGTAGGCCCTTGAATAGAGCCCCCACTTACCCACTGTGACCCGTCCCAAAGATGTAAACTATCATCTGCTTGTACAATATATGCGTCACCTTTAGAATTTCCACTTGAAGGAAGATTACCTGTAGCTGCGACAGAGCCCTGCATAGTTACACCAGAGCCTGCTACGCCTTGAGGCCCTGTAGGTCCTTGTGCTCCAGTAGGTCCTGTAGGTCCAGTAGGTCCCACAGCACCATTACTTCCAGCAGGCCCCGTAGGTCCAGTAGGTCCAGTAGGTCCATCTGCGCCCGCAGCTCCATTAGCGCCTTTTGCACCATCTGCTCCGGCAGGACCAGTCGGGCCGGTAGGGCCCGTAGGGCCAGTTGGGCCACTCAAGGTCTGAGTTGCTACATAATCAATTACAGCAGCCGAAGTAGGGAGAGCACTATCAGTGTCATTACTTCCGACGCTTTCTGATGAAGTAACTACTGTATCACTGTGCAATTTTCCAAAAGTTACTGCCAAGTCTTTAATTGCTGCCGTCTCGACAGAAGAATCTCGAAAAGTGCTTTTGCCAGCTTTTACATTTCCAGAGTTATCTGTTTCTAGCCCTCGAAGCCATTCTGCTAGTTTTCTTCCTTTTGACTTTGACATTCTCTAATTCCTAATTAAGGCGATTCTGGTGCCACTGCTTGCGCTGCTTGATAAGCTGCGATGATTTCTGCGGTATGTACTGCTGCACAAATTGCTTGCACTTCTGCGCTTTCATTTGTTGTATCGTCGCCTGGTTGTACTACGTGACGATGAAAACTACGTGAAATTTCTACACCATCTCTTTCAATGATTGCAGCGGTTCGTACTTGTACGTGCTTGAATGTACCTACAATTTCAATTTTATCTTCTTCTGTTCTTTCTGTTAAAGCCATTGCTTTTCTCCTTTGGTCCGCCCCAATCTCCGAGTGGGGTAATTAAAATGCTGCTGTGTAAATAATTTTACCCGATATTCTTCCGGTTGTATTTAGTATCCATGCTGAAAGAGGGCCGGCTCCAGCAGTTGTATACCTATACATTTGCATAACTCCACTATTATTTGTAATCCATCCTGTGGGTCTACTAGTGGCTGTAAAGTTATCCGCTGTTTGCCAAGATATAAACGCTCCCATATCATACCTAGTCTGCCCCGCGGAGTCAGTACCATAGCCAGTTCCCGATGCAAAAGGTAGAGAGATACAAGGAACTCCACTGTTTCCGCTTTGTGCCGTGATTGTCATATCTATCCATACAGTTACAGTTCTTCCTACTTTTGTATACACACCTGTATTTGCAGTGTAAGTAGTGCCTGTATTACCTGAAGCGCTTCCATAATAAATAGGAGTATATGTACCTTCCTCGTAATCGTCTAGGTAATTACTGCCTCCATCAAATGAAAGCCCGTAACCTGAATTAATATTTACATGGCCAGCAAAAGTGGCTGATTTTAGAGACCCTGTATCCCTGCCCACCACAAAAGGCGTTCCGGCAGAGCTTGGCAAGGCTGTAATGCCGTTAACTAGGTTAGAGCCGCCAAAAGTAGCCGCCTGCGTTCCAGCGACGGATTTGATGTTTAATCCGCCGTAAGCGTCGATTTGCAGATTTAGGCTTTGACTGGTTGACGTGCCCGTGTAGAACGACATAAAGCCGTTGTCGCTATAAATCGCAGTGTCGCAAGAAGTGCCGTTGTTTGAGATAAACCGCAAAGCACCTGCTCTGGTTGGCTGTGACGAGCTAAGACCTCTGAGTTGGAGTGTGGTTACACCGCCGCCGAAACTTTGTGGCGCGCCAGCAATACCTACGTTGCCAGAGCTATTAATACGCATACGCTCTGTGGCGTCTACCCTAAATTGTATACTAGAGCTTGCGCCTAGATTATCTTCGTCTGCCGCTAATACTAGGTTGTCTGAGCCATCTATTCCGATGTAGTTTTGGCGAGGGTTAGCAGTGTCCTCTATAATAATCTTTGGGGCACTACCGGCAGATAAATGTAATATTGAATCAGGACTCGTAGTACCAATACCAACATTACCAGAGCTATCAATACGCATACGCTCTGTTGAGCTTGTGTCAAAACGCATTTCCCCCGCATCTGTAGATATTGAGCCACTTGTTGAGCCGCTTTCGCGGAAGCGTAAACGAGGCGTGTCTGTTGTGTCCGTATCGTTGATTACAATTTCAGCACCAACGCCAGAAACAACAAGTGTTTTATCAGGAGCCGAAGTACCAATTCCAAGCCTTTCAGTACTTGCATCCCAAAATAGTTTAGCTGTAGTTCCTGTATCTTCATAGAACGAGATGTCGCCTGTTCCGTGGTCAATACGCATACGTTCAACGGCACTAGAACCTGCGTCATCTACCGTTCTAATTCTAAAAGTTCCAGACGCTTGTATAAGCTGCGTATTTTCGTCGGTTACGTCAGACTCAATTAAATTATAAGCTGGTGTTGCTGTTGTTTGGACAAAGCTGTTAGAGTTTATAGCTACAGGCCCATCAACAGTCAAACTATCCATTGTGGCTGTACCTGTTACGTTTATATCTTTATTAAAATTCCAATCGTCATTTGTACCGTTATAAGTAAGAGTAGCACTTGCACCATCAACCGTAATACCAGCACCATTTGCAGCGGCTGCAATCGTCAACTGTCATTGTAGTCGAGTTGATAGTCGTAGTAGTACCGTCGACCTGCAAATTACCAGCAACTACAAGAGTACCGGTATTATCTCCTACTGCCGCAGGGTCGATAGTAAACGTAGAAGGCCCAGCAATATAGCCAGTAGTAGTAATATTTCCAGAATTTATAGTGGAGAAAGAAGGTGTAGAAGTGCCCGCGTCTAAGTAATCTTCTATTTTTGTATTTAAAGATGCAGTTACAGCTTGATTTGAAGAATTTCCAATAAATATATCGCCGTCATCAAGATTCGGA